TGTCGTATAGCCTACAAGCACAAACCCCTCTAACTTTCCAATATTGTTTTGCAACACCATATCGGGGTCTAAATCTAAAGTTGTAATGCCTTCAAAACTTAATATATTTGTCATTTAATTTCTCCTTAATATCCATGCCCCACACTGCCCCACCTAACACTACCTGACTCAACCGCGAGTTACCTGACCTAGCCATGATGCCCATGCCATGCCTTACATGACCTTCGCCATACAGCGCCTAGCCGAGCCACGAACTCCTTGCCATAACTCACCCCGCCGTATCGTACCGAACCGAGCCATGCCCGAGCGCGAACTCCTTGCCTGACTGAATCCCGCCACTCCTAGCTATAACATGCCGAACCTAGAACTCCGTGTCTTACCAAACTTCGCCGTGCCCGACCATGCCGAGCCGTACCGCGCTAGAACCACGATACCCAAACCTTGCCGATCCCAACTTCACCGCACCACACCTCGCCCCGCCTAGTAGGAACCGCAATACCCTTGCCAAACCGGGCACGAACTGAACTCACCATGCCCAACCCTGAAACCCTCACCAGTCCAAACCTCGCACCGCCCGACCCGACCTAACCGCATCGCGCATCACCAAGAAATCCATACCGAACCTTTCCTCACCCGACCAGACCCCGCCGTAGCTAGTCAAGAAACCCAAATCCAGCCCCGCCTAATCTCGCCGAGATACCCAAGTTAAGCTACTTTTTTGAGTGGCATTTTTACCGCTGCGAACTTTTTAACTTCGTAGCGACCATGACGTGGTCTCCAATCGCCAATGCCAACGTAAGAACCTGCGTCTTCAACCCAACGCTTTAACTGCGCTTCGTTTGCTACATCTGAGTTAATAGATACTTTGAACTTAGCAGTCCAGTCTTTGAAGTGCGGACGAGTGCGCATAACCTTTGCCATACCAACACGCACCGCAACACAGATACGATGGTCTTCGCTCTCAACCAACTGATCGACAGTCATCGTCCCGCCTTCGTATGTAAACGTAGCATCGGTATCTACAAACATACCTGATAATGCTAATTTGCCTTCCTTGCTTTTCTTAGCGCCTTCGACAAGCACCGACTCAAGCACACGACTTGGGACAATTACTTCGTTCTTTTTGTTTAGATATAACCCTGCACGATACTCGATGTTTGCCATAGCTTCATAGTCTGTATCGGTTTTCTTGCGTTTGCTACTAATTTCTTTCATAGCTTTGCTAAACGGATTAAGCGGGTCTGCCGTTTGTCCGTTGTGCATAATTAATGAATCACCGCTTAATTCAACTTCATATTGTGTGTAGCCTTTTGGCATGTTACTCTCCTCTTTGTTTAAATTATGGACGTCGTGATCGTTTGATCTCTTTCGTCCGCACAGTTTTAGGAACTTTTACCTTCCTCTTTTTTGGCTTGGAAGATTGTTTTGGTTTAATCTCCCTCGTCAAAACCTTTCGCAACGTCTGATCGCCAAGCGCCCGACGTCTACTTCTAATTGATTCCGTAATCCCATCATGACAAGACTCGCATAACATAATCACGTCGTTGATAGTTTCCTCACCCCACGTGTCGTAATGTCGATGATGTAACTCCATGTCGTATTCTTCGCTCGACCGCCAACATGTTCCACACTGATACATTTGTTGTAACGCTTTTAAGTTACGCAACTGAAACCAATGATCGGGATTTGGGTGGGACTTCGCGGGACGTAGGACTTTGTGTCCGTCAATCTCCCTAACTCTCTTCAACTGAGTCATACTTTAGCCTTCCAAATATTGTTCTAGTCGACAGACTTTGATTGTGTTTTGCCCTTTTAAGAGCCTCATCAAAAGGATCTTCTTCCTCAGAATCTAATAGTTCTTTCATAACATCTCTAGTAAATTCATCTGCCACTAGCTTTCGTGCCTCATCGGTAAGTGGTTTTAATTCATCAGGAATATATTCGTTGTATTCGGCTAAAAGACGAATCCACCGACCACCCTTCATAAACTCCTCGGGGTGTGTTTTAATGCGCTCGAGCAAAAGCTTTACGCCCTCGTTCATAAGATTTCCTCAAGGTCTTTTAGTCTTGCGCCCTCGGTTACATACTTGACCCGAGCATCGCTATCACATGGTGTTAGCTTTACCAACTTCTTTTTGACAAGTTTCTTGGTTAAGCGCGAGTGCAAGTTTGCCGGCGACCCCAAGTGCTTACAATCTTCCAACACGTTGGTTACTCGCTCGTTCATACCCACACCAAGCAACATTAAATCAATGCTATCTATACCGAACTTGGCATGCACCATGTTTAGTGTGTTCCCTATTTTTTCTACCTTCATCTTACTTTCCTATACTTAATTGGTATTGTGCCGTCCGTATGTAATGCAACTTTGCCGTCTTGCAATAACTCTTTTAAATATCTACCCGCCGTATACTTATGAACGCGTAGATACTTTGCTACTTCGCTTATTGTTTTTGGGTTTCCCTTTAATAACCGTAGCACTTGCGCGTGTCTTACGCGCCTCGGCTCTTTTACGCATCTCGATACCCTTCTTCGCGTTTTCATTTTGTTTTAGGTAATCCTTAATGATTGATATAAACCCTTCTTGCACTAGAAACTGCAAGCCCTCTTTATCAAAGTCAAGCGTAACAACTCCCGACCCATCTTTGTTTTCTCTAACCATCGTGGCTTCAATTTTCACGTTTTCTCCTCTCGATTTCTCGCTTAACATACCAAACTGCTTTTTCCAAATCCTCAATCGCATCACCTTTTAGATCGGCGCGCCATATATATTTCATCGCGTTACCCAAACAAAAACTCATGTGTTCTGTAATTTGTATACAGTCAATCCCACTGGGGTGCGACGTGTAGTGTTTGGGGTTGTTTACATTATCAATTACCGCGTCTTCATAACCCGGATGATATGGTGCTTCTTCAACTTTCTTTTGATATTCGTTCATTCTTTCCCTTTCGGTAAAGTTTGCTTAGTGTTGCCCACATCTTGAGCATTATTTCCCGATCGGTTCATCACCACTTCTCCGACAATAGTTCATCAACGCGTTTACGCAACGCAGTGTTTTCTTCCTTCAACCTATCCAACTCTGCTTGCACAATATGTATTTGCTGACGCAACATTTGCTCTGTATCTTCTACGTCTTGCAACCACCCAAAAAACGGTATCGGCTCACTCATCATCTGTCCCCTTTAACAAATCAAAAAACGCACCGACGTCTTTCTGTTCCCGCTTGTGCAACACGTTTAGAAATGTCTTTAGCGTTTCAATCCCATTCTCATTAACCGCAATAGCATAGCCACCTGCACTAGATATATCCATCAGGTTCTTCTCTTGAAGCCCAGTGGGTTTACCTTTGCCTGCCTTGCACTCGATACCGACAAACTTACCGCCGATACAAGCGACAAGGTCAGGCACTCCTGATCTACCATACCCACCAGTAGCGGGCATGAAGTAGTAAGCGCCGACCTCGGCTAATAACTTCTTTACCTTGTCTTTGACTTTTTTCTCAGGCGTTGTCATAAACTTCTTTCAGCATCCAATTGGACGAAACGGTCCATCAGTTCTGATGTCCCAACAACATGTCCCACCGCTTGGGCTACGCTCACACTTGATTTGTGCTTGCACGTTCCATGACAACATACCAACAACTAATACTAATAATACTTTTTTCATTTCACTCTCCTTTTAGGTTTTACTGCAACAATACCCGCTTCCTCGGGTTCTTTTGGTTCACGCGCTTTCATCATCTGATCGGCATACTCATACGCAGTTAAGGACGCAGACTCCGTATCCTCACCGCCATACTTAACTATGATCCCGACCAAAGCCAAGCCCGCAAACACATCTCTCAACATCTCTTTATCTTGTTCGCTCAAAATAAAGCCTCCCCACAAATACGCATAGCCAGTGCGTATGGTGTTTCAACCTCACGCTTGACCGATTTAACTACAACAAGTTTCATATCTTCCTTACCTTCCATAAATCGTTCAGCTTCGTCTTTCCAATTAAAAATCCGTAATAGTCCCATGTCGTCGTGCACTTGATAACTTCTCATGGAAATCCCCCCATTCGTTTGGTGTTACGTCTATATAAAAACTATCCGGGCTCAACCACTTACCTATACCTTCCACATAACCGCGTTCACCATGCACTTTAAGTATGGCGACCTTGTCAGTAATAAACGCAGGTAGGTGGTTTACTTTGCACGAAACTACTGGGGGTATAAACATCTTGCCCCCCAACATGTGAACCTCATCGTGCCCGATAAACTGAACTCGGATAGTGGCAGGACGATTTTTGAAAGAATCAAGCAAATGCTTGACGTCTTCATCAAACCGCCGTTTTCTTTCCTCGTCGGATTTAAGCACCACTACTCCTTAATTTTGTAATATGTCTAATGATTGTAACTACACTAAATTACAAAATCAACTACACATACACAAAATATTTTTGGTGTTTACCCTTATATCCGACCTCGGGAATGATTTGCTCGTCGCCCATGATTTTTAGTAATGCTATGGCATCTCTATGTTTCTCAGGCAAAGTGTCTACGTTTGCTAATTCCTGCTGTTGCCCATCGTGGGTTATATAAATAACCTTGTCGTCGCGGAACATAATTGAGTCAGCCTTTGGTTGTATGCTCTTACGCCGTTGGTTTTCTTGCCATTCAGGAAACTTCTCGACCATACGCTTAAACGCTTCAGTCTTGAACGTAACACCCAAACTTAAAAGATGTTGTAGTTCTTCAGCCACTTCGTTTGCACCGGGTCTAAACATCCACTGCAAGCCATCGCTCTCGTCTCTCCAATTTGCATGTGCTTTGAGCGCGTTGTTGCGTTCTTCGGCAACCAACTCAATCCATTCAAATGGCTTAACAAACTCCAAAATATGTTTGATAGCTTTCTTTGGGTCTTTACTCCGCTTTGACCTATGTTCGTCTCTGTTCCAAGCATGAAAACGATCATTCTGAATCTTGCGGGACGTCGTAACATACTCTTTGTCATTACGAGAACCCCAAGCCCACCGCACAGTGCCGACCGCCCCAACCTCTTTCTCATCAAAGCGCGGGTCTCTGAATATCAGTGTCCAAAACTCAGGGTTATTTGCGTCTTGCTTTGCTGATACTGTCAGACAGTATTGCAACTTGTTGTGCTTTATCATAAGATCGTCCAACAAAACCTTGATCGGTTCTGATAGCACATTTGTGTCAATATTAACTTGTTGTAGCATGATCTTCCTCCTTGATAATTTTGTCTAAGTCTTCGTCCAACACACCTGTTTCCAACGACTTCACTACATACGGATACTCTAAGTCCCAACCATTTTCACCATAAGCGTCCTCAGAAACGTCCTCCATGTTCTCGCCCGACCTTGCAAACCTGCACGCAAACTCCTCGTCGTAGGCTTCTGCCATGTTTAGTATTTCGGCAAACGCTTTGTCTGAATCGTCATACCACTTCCAATAACTATGCTTGAACATAATGTATTTACGTTTTTGATGATCCTCAAAGTAATACATGTTGTCGAGCATTTCTTTTAGTGTGTCGTCCGCCTTTAACTTCATCAGCGATACAAACTTCTCGGGCTCTTTAACTTGTAGGCAAAATGCCACCTCGCTTCTATATCCCATCTTTGACCTCCACTAATCTAGCGTCGCCATCTTCGTCCAAAACTACTTTTGCCTTACCTTCGGCGATCAATCTAATTGACATACCCAAAAGTAATATCGCCCTAGTTCTGTTATCGGCACGCTCTCTGTAATAGAACACCAAGCCAGTCATGACCGCGCCCCATATCAAACTAATCAAAACAATAAGATCACTCATACTTCCTCCTTGTTAAACATCGCACAGTGTTTGATAAAACTCATCTTCTAACTCTAGGATTTCGTCTTCGGTAAGGTCTACGCAACAAGAGGTAAGGTCATACTTCCAACCGCTTGCTTGTTCGTTGTCCATGTCATACTCGTAAGTGGCTACTACTTTTGTGCCTTCCACATCTACCTCATACACTTTTTTCTCTTGTGTGTATATCAACGTTGGCTTTTTAATTCTCATACTTCCTCCTTGTTAGTCGTTCACATAACTTCACCACATCAGGCGGGTCTTTCTTAGTTACTTCGCTACACGCGTAGACTGTTTTGTAATCTAGCGCATACTCGACGGACATCTTGATTATTAAAACCTTAGTCCAAAGTAACAAGAACACACCCACCAGAATGAAGAACTTCATTTCAGAACATGTTTAGAATTTCATCAACCTTGGACTTCACGTTACTTCTGATAGCTTCACTCTCGCGAATATCCTCGGGCTCAACCCCCGCCAATGCCTTCTCTAACTTCTGCCGAGCTTCCTCTAACTTGGGGTCATTGGTAACGTTCAGGCTAGTAAGCAAACCACATAGCTCGGTAGCATTGGTAATAGTGCTATCCCAAAACTTCTTTTTATTTTCGTCCGTATAGTCCATACGATCACTCAAGTGCTTGAGCGTATCGTGCAGACGAGTCCACGCGTCCTTCATAGCCTCGGCTAGTTTGGTCTCGTAGTAGGATTTGTATTGTTGTTGTAGTTCAGCTTTAGCCTGTTCCTCAACATCTATTCTGAAATCACCTGCGTCAGGCACAGGGCAGAACACATACTTAAACCCAAACTTACCACGCAAACTATCTGCGTCAGGATATTCCCCTCGGTCAAACAAATTGCCGAGCGTAAAGGCGGAAGTTGATACCAGTTGCGGATACTCTTGCAGAAACTCATCAACCGCTTGGTTATACTGTTGCTCAAAGTTGTTGAGCGTTGCCTTATACGCAAAGAAGTTTTTCATTGGCAACAACCGACTACCGCCATCACTCCATGGCAACGTGTTGTTATAGTTCCAAGTGCGGACAGCAGATACGATCTTCTGTATCTTTTCTAACTTGTCTGTCCCTGCCAATAACTTCTTATGGTAATTACCCGCACGCGCTTTCGTGCCCTTACTTGCGTCTACTTCTTCGGACACTTTCTTGTCCATCTTGCGACCAGTCCACACCGAAATGTTTAGGTCTACCAACATCGCTGAATTGCTAATCATAGTGATTCTCCTTGCCTAGTTAATAAAGTTAGTTTGGTTCAATCGACATCTTTAACTTAATACTGTCAGACAGTATTTGGTCTGCCAATATCTCTACCGCATTTGAGTGGGTTAGCACCACACCCAAGTCATTCTCCATTTTCGCTTTCGCTAAACGGAACTTCTCTTTTGCTTCAACCTTCAACATCAATGTTTCAAATCCATTAGCTTTCGCCATCATCGTTCTCCTCTTTAACACCAACTACACACAAAATCGCACTACGACAATTCGGGTCAATATTAAAATCCTTGCATATATCGTCCCAGTCGTGCGGAATAATCTCAGGGTCAATACGAATCCACCCACCTCTAGGTAAAACTGTATAGCCCTCTTTCTCTACTTCTTCTTTAGTAACCATAATTACTCTCCAACATGTATAGAAATACCGCAGTCCGCAGTAATGTTCTTGCTTGTAATACCCCAAAACACAGGGTGCGCCCAACGTCCCCAACTAGATACATAACCATCGGTCAGCATGATTACGCACTCGGGTCTCATCTTATGTTCCAAGATGTAGTCAGATACACACGATGGATCAGTGCCACCACCGCCCTTGGGTTTAGTCGAACTCATAAGGGACTCATACTCGCCACGCTCATACTTCTCGTGTTGGCATACCGCAGTATCCCAATACAACAAGTCGATACCCTCGGGCTGAACGTGATTGCAGATTGACAACAACTCGCCAAGGAACTGCCCGATCTCGTCTTGCCCGATCGACCCCGACATATCAATACCCACAGTGATACGACCAACCGCCTCGCCGATCACGCTAGGTAGATACACACCCGAGGCAACCAGTCTACGATTCGGACGTCGCCATGTAGCGTTATCCTTGTCGTTGCAGATGGACGATACAAAGTCTCGCAGGACTTCGCGCCAATTCACCTTGGCTTCCATGGCTTCGCTAATTTCTCGCGGGACGTTGCCATTTAGTTTCCCCGCAAGTAACGCGCCTTGTCTTAGTGCTTGATCGACCTCACGAGCGAGTGCTTGTTTCTCATCTTCCGACATTTCACTGGCACTCTCCCAATCGTGTTCGTCAAAGCCCTGCCCACCTTCCTCTTGTGAATCGCCATCACCATCGCCTTTTCCATTTTTACTGTCCTCTTGTAGTAGTTTGAATACTTGCCCCGCGTCCATGCCCCGATACTTCTCATCAAGACAACCACCCTCGGGCAACGCAACCATCGTGCCTTGCGGGTCAGAGTCGTGAATCATCAGGTTAATAACATAGTCGCACGCCATGTTTGCCAACTGCGGATTCTTCTCATAAAGATGTTTCCATACAGTCGTATGACGAAATGCCTTGTGCAAGTTCTCGTGCAAGATCAGACCCTTGAGTTCGGTATCCTTCAACTTGTCTACAAACTTACGTCCGTAGAATATGTTGCGCCCATCGGTGCATGCAGTAGGCACACTATCGTCTACCTCGGTGCGCCCAAGCATAAAGATACCCGAATACAAACAATACTTCGGATCATTCATCAATGCGACGTGCGACTTTTGCACACGTTGTTCAGCAGTTAGTTTCATAGTTTCTCCTTGTTAAGATACTGTCAGACAGTATTAGAACAACCATTGGTTATCGGTAGCCCACTTCACAAAGTCTTTGTTCGATACCGCCATGGCTTGTTTGGTAGATGACTTCACAATCGACCGAGCGAACAACGCTTGTAACTCCTTGTCCAACCGATCGGCATACTTCAACCACTTGGGTAACGTATCCTTGTCCACCCGACTGATTGCAGAGAACACCAAGATACATTTAGCAACCGCGTCATCAGGAACTTTAGCGGACGCAGGACTTTCACAGATGGCTTCCCATGTAGGCAACTTGTCCACCACAGTAAAAAATGCTTGCATATCACGACTAGCCGACTCGCCGATCGTGCCCGACAACGCGCTGATAGTTACGGATTCACCCAACTGAGCGCGACGTTTAGCAATATGACTAGCCTTCTCGAGCGAACGTGGGGTTACAAACGCAGTCTGCCCTGCCCGAGTAGGATTAAAGATATATGGATTGTCCTTCTGAGCATGGTCAGTATATGACTCAAGCGCATGGGGAAACTGTTTGACCCAAGCGATAATCTCAGGCGCAATATCGTTATCCAAAGCCCAAGCACCCCACGAATCGGGGTCAATCCCATCAGCAGTAAACCCTGCGTGTGGCTTACGAACTGTTACAAAACACACACGATTCCTTGCATGTGCCTCGAGCGAATCGCCCACCCCATCAGTCGATAAGTTAGTCGTGCCGAACACAATACTACCCTCGGGCAAGTGCATATCACCAATGCGTTTCTCGAGCATGAGAGTAAGTAGCACATTCTTGACCGCCTTCATCGCCTTGCCGATCTCGTCGAGCATGACAATCACAGGCTTACCCGATTGGAACTTGAACCTAGCGTTAGGCGCAAACTTGGTAACTTTCAAGTCGCTACTCACGTCCTCGGTATATGGCAACGCAAAGTCGCCCAAGTCCAACAACGTGCAGTCAATGTATGCCAACTCATAATCGGGAAAGCGTTTCGCCAAGACCTTGAGCATAGATGACTTGCCAATTCCGGGCTCACCTTGACCGATCACAGTAACATCAGACCCAACTGTTGCAACCATGTTTGCAAACTCGTTGAGAGATACAGAACTTCCGAACTTAATACTCATAATAATTCTCCTTGATAAAGTTAAATGAAATACTGTCAGACAGTATGTTACTTCTACAACATAATACTATTATAAATCTTAATACAACCTATGTCAAACTAGATTAGTTAGCACCTCACCCGCCTCAACTTCAACCACCTTGGTAACGTCGTTGGCTTTCTTGCAGATGTATTCAATGCGGGTAAGCACAGTCTGCGGACGATACTGATACTCGCGTATCTCACGTCGCTCAGTTCGTGTTGTGCCATCGTGATACTTCTGTTGAAATTCCTCAGTCCGCACAACCCTACTCTCTTGCGAGTTAGCACCCACAGTTATCAATACCAACAAGTTTGGATACTCGTCCTCGGTAGCAGTCCGCATGTATTCAAACAAGTCCCTAGCCATAGTCGCGTCGATACGATCGCGAACATCATATGACGTAAACGTCTTACCTCGAAACGTTACGTTACCCTTACCCCAGTAATTTTTATCGGGTTTCCCATACAGTTCAAACAAGTCGCGGGTAATCCAACCATCAGCCAACTTCAACATGTTTCTACAATAGTCGCGGAATCCCTTGATTTGATCTCGGACGTCGCGGGACTTGGTTCGATCAACTACACGCTGTTGCAGTTTGGGTATCTCGGCAGGGACGTAATCACCATTGACGTAGTTCAATAGGAACATCTTTTCCTTGGGTAAGGGATAACTCTTGCCCCCAACCTCGATCCACACAGATCCATAACGCTTAAAGCAACTGATGGCATAGCGACAATGCTTTTCAATAAACGCAGTAGTCAGGGGTGTTGCCCATGTGTCAATGCGTAGTTCGATTGACCCATCAGGTCTAAACATCACGCACTTGGTGTCATACAACTGCGCGCCATAGTTCTCACCATCTTGCACAACACGTTCCCAATCCCTACGACGCTCAC